CAAATAATTAAAACAAAATGTCAGATTTATTTAATGGAGCCAAGCCGCTCGTGCCTGTTAGTGAAAGAGATGCCTTAGAGAAGGGTCTTATCAAAATGAAATTAAGAAGAAAAGGCCAGCTGAAGTCACTGCAAAGTGCATGGCCCAAATTTAATGATGCATTTTGTGATGGATTAGAGTGGAGAACTATCACTGTTGTAGGTGCTAGACCGGGTACTGGAAAGACTTTATTTATGGAGCAGTTAATCTCAGATATAATTGAGAAAAACAAACACCATACATTTAGAATCTTAAAGTTCCAGATGGAAATGCTAGATGAAACTAGTGGAATAAGAAAATTGAGTCTGAATACAGGTGCTGATTACAATACATTGATGAGTAAAGGTGGTCCAGTTGATGCTGATATCTACTATAAGTGTGTTGAGTATTACAAAAAGAGTGCGGAGCAAGATATTATAAATGTAGTTTATGATGCATGTACGGTTGATGAAATGTGTGCTACTGTCCATTATGAAATGGAAAAGTACAAACATGAAGATGGTACATATCAGAATATGCTAATAGCAATAGATCACTCAGCATTATTTAGAAAAGGTAAAGGAGAGAAGGATAAATTTGAGGTACTGTATGCTTTAGGAGAAGCTTTGACTTCTATGAAGAAAAGATACCCAGTTGCTTTCTTAGTACTAAGCCAACTCAACAGAAATATAGATGATCCCAAAAGACAGCTGAATGGCGTTTATGGTAACTATGTATTAGATTCTGATTTATTTGGTGCGGATGCATTATTACAACATGCTGATGTTGTTCTTGGGATTAATAAACCCTCTATAAGGAAAATAAGACAATATGGACCTGAGAAGTTTATTATTGATGATGAAGATATGTTGGTGTTTCACTTCTTGAAATCAAGAAATGGTTTAACAGCAATTGCATTCTTCAAACTTGATAGAAGAACCATGAGAATTGTTGAAATACCCACTCCACCCCAAGTCACAACAAGTTAAATATAAATAAAAATTAATCTATGAGTATTAGAAAAGAAAAAGAGAAAGAATTTTTTGTTGAGCACATGCCAACATTTAGAACTTTACAAGCAAATGATCCATTTTTTGTTATTAAGACAGCGTTCTTTCAAAAAGGCAAATATGGAAGACAAGTTCAATTTTTTGAATCTGAATTATCAAAAGAAGATGATATCTTCATTGAGTTCTATGAAAACATCAAAGATGGTAATGGAGCTGATGTAGATGTTGTTCCTATGTATGATGATAGACAATTATTTAAATACAAGCACAACAGTTACTTTGCTGAAGAATATGAGCAAAAGGAAAATGTAAACTTTAAGGGTGAAACATACCATACTTTTACAGTGCCTGTATCAGAACTAATTGCTGTTCTTAAAGATGGATCTGAGATTACTTATGCTCTATATGAGAAGAGAAAGAATGAAGTGCAATTGAAAGCTGTAGCGGATGAACTTCCTAAACTACAAAAGTCATTGTCTTTGTTCCCAGACTTTGAAGGTGAGTATTTGAAAGGTGATCTATCATTAGGAGAATCTGAGACACCAAAAGTGGAAGCAGTTCCTGAAGTACATTCTACCTTAGCTAACATTTCTCTTAAAGATTTTGCTGCAATTATGTTAGTAAAACCCGTAAGTGATAAGCAATGGTTAAATGATTTGATAACAGAAGCAAAAAATGAATTATGAGTATAGTATTGCCAACAACAAAAGTAAGTGCTACTAGAGTAAATCCCAAGAGACTTGTGATTTATTCAAAGCCTAAAACCGGAAAGACAACTGCTTATGCAGGTCTTGACAATAATTTAATTCTTGATTTAGAAAATGGTTGTGAGTATGTTGAAGCTTTAAAGATCACTATTAGTAATCTTTCTGAACTTCAAGAAGCTGGTAAAGCCATTAAAGAAGCAGGTAAACCTTATAAGTATGTTACTGTAGATACAGTAACAGCATTAGAAGAAATGATTATGCCTCTAGCAGTAAAACTTTATAGAAATACTGCAATGGGAAAAAACTATGATGGAGATAATGTAACGTCTTTGCCCAATGGTGCAGGATATTTATATATTCGTCAAGCTTTCTTCGAAGTTATTGATTTTATTGATACCTTAGCACCCCATATTATTTTATCAGGTCATATTAAAGACAAGGTAGTTGATGATAAGGGTGAGATGGTTATGTCTGCAAACATTGATTTGACAGGTAAAATTAAATCTCTAATTTGTGCTAATGCAGATGCAATAGGGTATATGTTCAGAAAAGGTAATAAAACTATTTTAAGTTTTAAGACTAATGAGGAGACCACATGTGGTGCAAGACCAGAACCTCTGAGAAATGAAGAAATAATAATTTCTGAAATGAATGAGAAAGGTGGATTAACATTTCACTGGGACAAAATTTATGTATAAACAATTAAAAAACAAAAAAAATGGCATTAAGTACAACTGATTTATCTACAGGAGGAGGCTCCGGATTACCAAAAACAATTCAAACTGGTAATCATGTTTTAAAAATTAATAAAATCACACTTGAAGACTATCAATTTATTGATAATGCTAAGCATTTAATACTTCATGTGGAGACTCAACCTATTGATGGATTTGAAGGGTTTATGATTGACAAGGATGATGAGAGCAAAGGTCACTTTGCAGGACAGATTGGTAGAGTAAAAGCAAGTCAATATGCATTTGCAGATGGTGAAACCAAGTCTGGTGTTAAAATTCAAAGAGATAGATCTTTATTGATCTTCTTACAGAATTTGTGTAAAAGTCTAGGTGTTAATGAATGGTTTGTTGCTCAAGATGACAAACATGACACAATTGAAGACTTTATCAAAGCATTTGCAAAAGATGCTCCATTTACAGATAAGTACATGGAATTTTGTATTGCTGGTAAAGAATATGAAAGCAAAAGTGGTTATACTAACTATGACATGTGGCTTCCTAAAGGCGAAGGTAATAAATATGCCTACGGTGAAATTGAGGGAGGTAAAGTTTTGAAGTATGATGAGTCTAAGCACTTAAAAAAGTTGGAAGAGAAAGAAGTTAAATCATTTGGTAATGATAATGATTTCTCAGTTCCTTCAAAAAC